GGCCCCGAGTTATGAACTCGGGGCCCTCGCCCACCAGCGACCCGCATCGCTCAATCAGGATAAAGGAGACTAGAGCAAATGGACAATAGGACACGTCGGAAATACGGCACGGCCGAGGACTACGCCCGCATCCACCGGCCCGGACTCTCGACGGCCGAAGCTGCCGAACTCCTGGGAGTAGCGCCCCGGACGATCACCCGGCACCGCGCGAGCTTAGGCCTCAGCCAGCCCCGCCCGGCCGAGCAGATCCGCCCCAAGACGCCGGAGGAGCTCGCCCGCATGGAAGCCATGCTGGACGATGGGGCCCCTATCCGCGAGGTTGAGCGGACGTTCGGAACGACGTGGCGCACCGTCACCCAGCACTTCCCCGGCCGCGCGTGGACTAAATCGCAGGCCGGCCAGTATGCCCGGCTTGTGAACTCGCACAAAGGCAAGCGCGCCCGAGCCGTGAACGGGAACCAGTGAGCGGCCCGAGCCCGGCGGTCCGCGCCTCAGTGATCGCCCGCGACCTCAGCAAGTGCCAATGGTGCGGCCGGCACGTCGCCACGGAATCCGGCTGGTATTCCCTCCAGCACCGGAGGGCCCGCGGCATGGGAGGAACCCGACGCCTCGAAACGGACCAGCCGGCGAACCTCCTGCTGGTGTGCGGCACCGGCACGACGGAGTGCCATGGGTGGATTGAGTCGCAGCCGGCCCAGGCAATCGCCCGCGGATTCCGCATATCCTCCGGAGCCGTCCCGGCCCGCGTCCCGTATGTGGATTGGACCGGCCGCGAGTGGATCCTGACTGACACCGCCGGCAAGGAACCCGCCGCGCCGGCGACTCTCACCGTGAGTTTAGGGCCCCGGAGGGAACTCGGGCCCCCGCTGCCTGCCGCAGCTCTCGCAATTCTCGACACGCTACAAAGGAGCACGAAATGATCTGGGCATATCCAACCACCAGCGCGAAAATGCCGCACGCCTTCCCCACCGCCTACGCGCCCTCACTCTGCCGCCGGTATTACCTCGCAGCAATCGAGCTTATGGAAGTCGTCAAGCCCGAGGAGCAAAACCGGCTGTGCGCCAGTTGCAAGCGCGCCGCCGACAAGATCACCGACCAGGAGGAGCCCAAGGCAACCACGGCCCCGGCCGAAGTCGACGCGCTCCTCGACGTCCTCGAAGCCGCGCCCGGCGACCTCGCTTACTCCTACCTTGCCCGCGACGAGGACAACCAGGACCAGCCGCCCGAGGTGGACATCCACGACGACGCCCGGCAGCACGCCGACCCGGCCGCGGCCGCCGCGCGAGTCCTCGAATTTGTCGGATGGTTCGGAGACGGCCAGATATGGCACGCCGAACACGACGGGCCGACCCCGCCGCTGTACGCCCGCGACCTCGAAGCCCTCGCCCGGACCGCGCTGCACGACCCCACGGCCGCGGAGGTGGACGCCGCGGCCGTCGCAATCTACCAGCACGCCCGCCCGTTCATGAACTTCCCCACGGACTTCCAGGACGCGCCCCGGCCGCTGCAAGCGACGTACCGCGGGATGGCCCGCGCCGCCCTCGAAGCCGGCCGCAAATAGGCCCCTTTCGACTACCCAATACACGCCTAACCGTGTTAGACTTAGTGTGTCAGCAAGGCAGGAACCAACACCAGGAGCACACCATGGCGAACACCGAACCGCAGGACCCGGCCAACGCCGCAGACCTCGTTATGGACGAGCTCGACCCCGAGGTTTACGGCGACTACTACAGCTACGCAGCAATCCGCGACATTTGCCGGCGCGCCGCTTTTGATATGGGAATCCTCGACCGCAAAGCCCACCCGGAAATGCTGCCGGCGATCGCATTCCGCGCCGCCGAAATGATCCGGTTTGAAATGCGGACCGTCACCCGCCCGCAGGACTAACCCACCCGCCCCGAAAGGGGCCCCGAGAAACGGACTCGGGGCCCCAGCCACCCCCACACAGACAGGAACACACAATGCGCGCACTCCTCCAGACCATCACCCAGTTTTTGGGCCTTGACCTCCTCGACCACGAAGGCGACCTGTAACCATGACGAACAACACCGGCGAAACCGCAATCTATCCGCTCACCACGGCCGAGTACGCCCGGATAGTCCAGAACGCCCGCAAGACGGCGGATGCCCTCGCCCCCCTGCACGCCGAGACGGACCGGCTCATGATCGCCCGGCCCGAGGAGCTCCGCCCGGACTTCTTGCGCCAGCAGCGCGAAGCCCTCCGCAGGTACGACACCGACGCCAGGTTCCACGCCCGCGTAAATCTCGCGGCCGCCCTCCTCGCCCGGCTCCGCGGCCCCGCGAACGACCCGCGAGGGGCCGGCACCCTAGGGGAAGCCCTCGTGCTCCTCGACACCCTCGACAAGATGGACGGCGGAAAATGAGCCAGAAGAAGCGCCACCCGCTACTCCAGGACCGCCACCAGACAGCCCCGGAGGATATGACCATGGAGGAGCTCGACGCGCAGCAGCGCGAATGCGCATGGCTCGCCGTCTGCTACCTCCGCACCAACGGCCAGCGTTCAGCGCCGAACGTCGAGCTGGCCACCGCCTACGCGAACCGCGCCGCCGAGGTCCAAAAGGCAGGCTACGACCGGATGATCGCCGAAACGGACGCCAAAGAGAAGAACGCCCAGGAGCCCACGCCATGACGGAACAGCCGCAGATAGCCCGCGTAGCCCTCGCCGTCGAGCTCACGGACGGCACGAAGATCCGGCTCTACTCCGCCGAGGTTAGCGGTAGCGTCGAAATCGAGACGAAGCGCGAGCCAACGCCCGTCTTTCCCGGCCGATACGATCCGCGCCACTTTGGACCACCGCAGACCACCATCACGATTCACGACGTCAGAGGCTACCTGATCCAATACGGAGACGGAGCCACAAAAGCAATCGACCAGGCAAAGCAGGAACTAGAGGAGACCCCGAAGTGATCCGTTACCTTAGCCGCCCGGAAGTCGCCGAGCGTATCGGAGTCAAGCCGGACACGTTGAACCGGTACAAGTTGCCGGACCCGGACGCCCAGACCGGCGCGCGGCAGCTTGGATGGCTGCCGGCCACGATCGACGCCTGGAACGCCGCCCGCCCCTCGAAGCAAGGGGCCCAGCAGTGAGCGCCGCCGAAACCCGATACCACCGGCACGTCCGCGTCTTGATTTTCGTGACGCTCGCGCAGGCTGCCCTCGCGTTTATGGGAATCGGATGACCCCGCAGGAGCAGGTGGTGGCCGCGTGGACCGACGCCGGCCCGGTGCCGTCCTACCACTACGCCGCGCAAGCTAGGCTGCAGGCCGAGTGGCCGGCACTCGCCCAAGCACTCGACCGGCTCGCCGCGGAGCACTTGACCCGCTAGACTGGAGAACGCGGGGCCGGTCCGAGCCGCTCCTCCTGTTGCTGACACTCCATTTGGTTAGCTCCCGGCCCCGCCTCAAACACAGAAAAGGGCCCCCGGCCCACCCCGCGAGGGAGTGGACCGAGGGCCCTTTTTTGGTTCAGAGTGACGCGTAGAGCTGCCCCGTCGAGGTGAGGGCCCCGTCGTCTTGATAGAGCGCCGAGAACCACATCCGCGGATCCGAAATGGCCCGCGTTTTCCACGCGAACCGCTCCACGAACGGCCGCGCCCGCAGGCCGGCGACCGTCTCCGCCATGAACTCGTTGACCTCCGCGCGCGTGAACCGCGCGGATTTGGGCCCGTCCGCTGCCACCGTGAAGTCCGCGGCCGCGTACTCAGTGACCCAGACCGGCCGCTTCCAGCGCGCGTAGAGGCTATCAATTTTGCCCAGGAAGTCCGCCGCGTCCGGCGAGGAGTAGGAGTGAACCGCCATGAAGTCGACCCGCAGTTTCTCACTGTTGGCAATCTCCATGAACTCGTCCAGCCACGCCGCGCCCGGCGATACCGTCGCCGGCGACCCGAGCCGCAGCCCGAGCGCGTGAAGCTCCGGCCACCGGTCCGCCGCCTGCCTAGGCGTCATGTTCGACTGACCAGGGTGGTCCGGTTCATTGAACCCGAGGCACTCTTTCGCGCCCGTCGCCGGCAGGCCCGCGAGGACCTCAGCCACGCCGCCCGCGTCGAGCGACCCGCGGCCCCAGATCATCGGCACGAACGGCGCGGCCGGCTTAGTTGGGTAAGTCGCCTGGGTAGAGGGTTGACGGCCCCAATCGTAATACCAGCCCAGCGGCCCCGCGGCCGTATCCAGCTGGTTTATCCGTTTGGGCCCGTCGTACCCTATGCCCTTGAGTGCTGCCGTCACGCCCCGTCGTCCTCCAGAATGGACTCGGGGGTGCCGGCGTCGAGCTTGAACCTCGCCAGCCACTTATTGACGCCCGGAAGCGCCATAATCCGAGTGACGGCACCGGCCAGAGCAGTGAGCACCGCGGCAGCGCCGAGGAGCCACGCCGTCAGGCCGGCCGGCACGACGGTTCCGAGCTCGTCCGCGAGGATCTGGAGCACGGCCGGACCGGCGAACAGGACCAGGCCGAAGGCCGGCACGCCCACGGCCCACACGGTCCGCCAGAACGCCCGCCACGGCCGCGCTACCTGAGACGGCACCAACGCGAGATGCTCACCCATGGTTCACCGGCTCACCCAGAGCAGCGAGAGGATAGTCCATCGTCTCGCCGTCCTTGAAAATCTTGAGCACACCCCAGCGCGCGAGCTTCCGCAAGTCCTCCAGGGTCTTTGTGTCCGGAATCTGCCGGCGACTGATGCCGTCACCGATCCAGATGGACGACCCGCCCTTTTCCTTGCTGATTACAAGCATTTTTTCGACCTCCTCCGGCACCGCCGCAACGGCCGCCGATTCTGTTTTGCCGCTGCCCGCAGGCTCCGCGAGCTTCTTGTTGATGGACGCCCGCAGCCCGTCCATGCCTCCCGGCCAGCCGGCCGGATCGATCTTGCCCTCGCTCGAATATTCGAGGTGCCCAAGCGCCAGCCGCTCCTCCGCCGGCAGCCAGGCCAAGAACTCCAGCTCGAGCGCGGCCCCCAGGATGGGAGCGACTCGCAGCTGGTCCGCCGTCCAGTCCCACGGCGCGATTCCGGAGCTCTCCGCCTCAATGCCGATCAGGTAGTGGTTGCCCGCGTCTTTCGGAATCCCCGGAGCAGAGCCCCGGCCGGCATGATTAGCCACGCCGGCAGCGACGACGTAAACCGTCCCGTTCCGCCCGAGCACGAGGTTGCACAGCGGCCCCGGAAGATCCGGCCGGCCATTGATGCACATATCCAGCGTGGGAGCGTCCGCCGAAGCGAACCGCGCCCGGTTAGTCGCCGTATGGTGCCAGAGCTGCCCGCGCGGCCGCTGCATATCCTGACCGGCATAACCGCGCGACCGGCACCCCGGCGTCTCGACAACGGTTAGCCCGTACTTCCGCAGCGCGGCCGCAATGTTTGAAAGCTGCACTTTTGCCCCCTTTTGTGGCATGAAAAAGGGCCCGAGTTTAGGAACTCGGGCCCTTTTGGGTTGACTTACCGACGCCGCCCCGGACGGACCGGCCACGGCGGCAGCCGATCAACCGGCACCCCGTAGACCTCGATGAGCACCCGCCGGTGCGAAGCTAGCGACTCCTCAACAATCCGGCGGTAAGTAATTTCCGATTCAAGAGCAACCTGCAGGCTCTTGTTTCCCTCTTTTTCTTCCAGGGCCCGGCCGGAGCGCCACGCCCCCCAAGCGTCAATAATTTTTGGCAGAATCACCGGCAACCCGATCGCCCCGATAATTGCCGTCATTAGCTCCGGCGTCATTTTGAACCCTTCCACTTTCAGGACTACTTAGAAGGGTCCAGATAGGCCCAGTCGATACGCCGGTAACGTTTCGCGACGTCGAACACCGCCACCGCGAGCAACGCCAGAATGAACACCTTGACCATGCCCGGAAGGTGGACAAAGCACACCGAAGGCACCATGAGCACCCACCCGAGCCCGACCAGCAGCAGCGCCGGCCGCTCGACCAGCCAGAGCCCCCGCAGGCAGGCCACCGCACCGCCCACCCCGCCCACGAAAAGGATTAGCCCGACCGCGAACGCCAGCACCGGCCGAAGGTCCTGGAGGAGGTAAGGGAAGGCCCCGAACACCACCAGGACCCCGGCGGCAGCCGCCAGGAGGTGAGAGAAGATCTGAAGCGCCGTAATCGCCGCCGGTTCCGAAAGCTTGAGAACTACACGCATAAACACGCCCTCTTTCCTAGTTGGGAATCGAGCCGGCGGAAAGGCCCGGAAGCGAGGTCGGCCACGCGTCCGTAGTGCTGAAATTGCACTGAGCCGTGAATACCTCCCCCGCCGTCGCCGCAATGATGATCGGGTTACCGTTGGTAGCCAGTGACAACCGGTTGAACTTAGACGTGCCGTTCTCGCAGATAATCACGCTGCTTGCCCTCGTAGGCCGGAACCCCGCCGGCAGCAGACCCGTCAGGGTGATGTTCCCGGCCGGATCAGTGAGGACCAGGTTTTGGAAGTCGATAGACACCGTGCTGCCCTCGCGCCGGATATAGACCTTCCCGGACGCCACGTTCGAGAGGAGGACATCGGCTACCCGCCAGCCCGTATCCGCGTACATCGTTTGAGTTGCCCCGGCGGCATGGTTGTACGTAGTGGCAACCCGGCCGGCCGACTCGTCCCAGGTGATGATGCCCTCGACGTTGCGCCTCGCGGCCGTCAGCGCGTCAAGATAGCTCCGGCCGAGGTAGTCCACGCCGTCCTCTGACATATGGGTGGTATCGCCGGTGTTGTACCCGTTCGCCCGAGACGGAGCGAGCGCCGTGAATTTCACCCGGCCCGGCGTCTGTTGGTGAGCCAGATCAATGTTCGCCCGGCCCGTAGTGGCAGCGATACCTTCCGGCGTCATTTGCCCCACCAGGAACGGCAGCTCCAGGTTCCCGAGCTGGGTCCGGAAGTAGCTAATGAGGGTATCGAGGTTGGCGGCATAAGTCGCCGTGCTCATGGTGCTGTTGTCCTCGCCCTGATGCCACAGAACGCCCTTGAGGCTCGCCGCCGCGCCCGTTGCCGCGACCGCTGCCAGCGCGTCCTGTACCTGCTTTACCGCCTGCCCCGGCAAGTCGTAAAGCGGATTAGTTGTAACGCCCGGCGTCCACGTTTGGGTAGTCGTCGAGGTGGTGAACCCGGTCCCGCCATGAGCCGCCGGAATGAGCAGCACGCCCACGTGGTCCGGCTGGCCCTTGAGGTAGGCATTAGCGAACACCGACGCCGGCGAGAGGCCCGAGGAAGTGTCGTGCATATCGAGCGGAACCGTTGCCGTCTCCAGCACCCGGCGCGTATACCCGAATTGAGCGATACGGACCTGCATGTATTTGCCGCCGGCGGCAGTGGACACAATGCCACGGCCGGACATATTCGACTGCCCGACAGCGAGGAACACGTGCCACTCAGTAACCGGAACGCTCGCGCACCCAGGGTAAGCCCACGGCCCGAACGTCCCGCCGGAGGTGAACTTAGGCCGCCAGAACTGCCGCGCCCCGGCCCCGGACTCAGTGAGTTTCTGCATGAAGATGGAGTCCGAGCCGGTGCCCGTAGTGAGGTTCTCCACCTCAGAGGCAACGCGGGTCCCCGGCGGCATGTTCAGAATCGTTCCGGAGTCCGGCGTCGAGATACGGCTGACGCCCGGCGTTGTGTACGTGTTCAAGTCGCCGTTAGCCGGCACCGACCGCTGAGGAGCCCACGCCGGCCCCAGATCCGTTATTGCCTGCCCGAGCCCGCTAAGCGCCGTATTGATCGACGTTGTGAGCTTCCCCCAGTCAGCAACACGGCTCACGAGCTCGTTCGAGACGATCGTATAAATTTGGTAAGCCCCTACGAAGCCCATAAATTAGCCCCTTCCCAAAGGCCCAGAATCGAGCTGCGCGTTAGTCGCGTCAGCCCACAACGTGTCAAAACCTGCATTTGTGAACGTGCCCGCGCGAGCGTCGAGGTCCGCGTTAGTGGCACCGCCCAGCGCCTCAACGCTTAGGACGTTCCCGCCGACCGTTTGCTTCATGCTGCCCGCCTCTACACTCGTTGAAATTTTGGTTAGCATGACCTTCCACCGCCGCCGCGTAATCTCGTTGTCCTCGACCCACACGACGTCGCCGAGCTGCCGCCGGACGTCCGGCACGACGTCGAGGTCCCGCAGGACCGGACGCGGTGCCACGACTTGAGCCGAAAGCCAATCGGCGAGCTCTTGGAGCGCGGCCGGATCTTGCACCCACGGCCCCACATCATGAGAGAGGTCCCCGGCCGAGAGCGGACCGAGCGCGGCCCCGGACGTCCACCGGTCACCCCACTCGACAACGGCCCGGCCTCGCAGCACCGGCAGATTGAAATTCTTCTTACTCGACCGGAGCGCCGCGGACGTTGTGCCGGTCCGCGGCTCCACCGTCCAACCGGTGCCAGGGTTGCCCGCCGTTTGCGTGACCTTGTAACCGAACATCCCGACGTTTGCCAGCGTCGAGGACAGGACCGTCGCCCACCGCTCGCCAGTGTCCGACGTCTCGATACCTCCGTCCCAGGACCCAATGCCCCGGTTGAAGTCCGAAGGCCAGCCCGCCGTCGTCAAGACTTCCGCCATGCCCTCGTCCACGCCGAGCCACTCGACGTCCGCGTCCGGCTCCGCGAACTCCACCGACGTCTGCCCGGACTCCAGCGGATCGCCGGATCCTTGCCAAAGCGTCTTGTTCGCATAATCTGACTTATTGATTGTGGCCTCGTCGGAACGGACGACCGCCCGGTTCCGGACCCCGGACGCGTTAGACTCCCACGAAATATCGAACAGATCATCCAGCGCCGTCAGGGTTGCCACCGGTGCCGCGCCCGTCGCCACGTTCCGATTGACCCAACGGAAAACCCCGTTTTCGTCAATCCACATAGACGCGCACTCCGCCTCCGCTTGCGCCTTGAGGACGTCGAGCGCGACCTCGTCGTCAATCCTCCGCATAGCCGGCAGCCCGTAACGCCACGCCGCCGAGGTAAGCCGCGCCGTCTCCGGCTCCAGGTAAGCAGTGCCCGCCGCGAAGTTCACCAGCACCCCGCCGAATGAGACGCCGGTCTGGTGAGGAGTCGCGATAGACACGTTCGCCATGTTGGTGGTTTTCATGGCGTTGGTTAGAGTGACAGACCCGGTGGCCGTCACCCCGTTGCTCGCATAGATCGCGTACCCGCCGGCCGAATTGACGTTCATGGTAAACACGGACGCCGACGCCCCGGCCGCGCCCAATATCGTGGCAACAGTCGTGGTGGTGGTGCCGTCATTGAAGTGAGCGACCACGGACCGCGCAGGAGTGACCAGCAGCGCGATATAGCCGCCGGCCCCCCAACTGCACCGGACGTAGGAGGAGGTCGTCAAGGTTCCGTTTCCGGAGAGCTTGAAAGAAATACTGAGGGTCCGCACCATCCGAAGATCGCCGGCCACGGAGGACCCGTCCGGAGTGTAGGTGCCCACCATGGAGTCCACGGCCACGCCCCACGAGGAGTCCACGAACGAGGGAGGATTAGCGCCGTTGCCGGCCCCGGCTTGAGACGCTGAAACGATCGTCCCGACTTCCGGCCAGGCCGAGCCCATGAGCGGCAGCGAGAGAATGCATTTAGTCCCCTGTGAAGGAGTCGCATAGAACCCGCAGGCCCGCAGAATCCGGTCCGTGGTAAACGTCGGAATGTTGTTTACTGCCAGGTAGGCCCCGCCGTCCACAGTTGGCGGCATGAACGACAGATGCGGGGGGAAGCTGACCCGCTTGTTCAGCTTGTCAATCAGGTCCACGAACTCAGCCGCGGACCCGCCGGACAGCGAACCGGCGTCCGAATCGACAACGCCGGTAAGCTGCCGCGCGAGCGCCGAACCGAAGCCCATGTCCACCGTCACCGGATCGCCCGGCTTGATGGACCCGACGTCCCACGGACTCCGCGCCGCCGTCGTCGAGTCCTCCGCCGGCAGCCAGGACGCCGACCCGGACGCCGCGGTAATCCCGGACGCCGCCGACACTTGAGCCGGCAGCGCCGAGGACAGCTCCCGCTCGACCTTGACCGAGCCCAGGACGTCGAGCCCGTAAGTCTTGCCCGCAATGGTCACGGACGCGACCGGCTCCACAGTGTCGCCGGCCGGCGGAAGCCCCGCTATGCTCTGCACGTTTAGCCCACCTCTCGAACCTCAAAGTCGTAATTTGCGAACACGCCGGCAGATGCCGGCACGCGCGAGTCGTCGAACCCGTCCACCGTCGCCCGAGTGCACCCGGCCCCGACCGCCCACGGCACCGCCGCGGACGTCCAGGACAGCGACGGCAAGGCCGCCTGCAGCGCGCCCGTAGCCCACAGCCGGACCCGCGCCGAGCCGGCCGGAGGAGTCCGCGTCATGCTCACCCGCTGTACCGTCCCAGTGCTATACGCGACGTTTTGGGTACTCAGGACCGAGCCGGCATAGTCCACGAATTGAAGCTGCAGATTCCCCGCGCCGCGGACGTACAGCGACCAGGTGGCCGGCACCCCGGCAATGACCGGCGGCCGCTCGCTCGACCCGTCCCGCAGGACGAACTCGACCTGCCCGCCCGTCGTATGAGCAACGGAACGGATACCCACCGCCCCGTCAGCCGCCACGACCGTTCCGCCCTCGACAACGCCCGTACCGGACCAGGTGCCCGGCAGCAGGAGCGATTGCTCCGGCGTAAGAAGGTTGGTGCGCGCCGCCGCGTCCGTCACCCAGCACCACGGCGGAGTGCCGGCCAGCAGCAGCGAGGAGAACGCCGCAGCTTCCGACGTCTCCAGCATCCCGGTAGACACCGCCCAGGACCTCCGCCCAAGCCCGGTGGTCCGTTGCTCTTTCACCCGCCCGCCAATTGTCGAGCGGAACGTCGAGCGCGCCGCCCGGCTGCCGGAGACTTTCGCCTGACTTTTCAGCAGCTCGACCATTGAGCCGGCCGGCCCTATCCATGCACTCATCGTCTAGCCAGCCCCTTTTCGCCCTTGCGTACTACCGTTGCCAGCCACTTTTCGCCGCCCACCCCGAGCTCCAGCCGCGCCCCTTCCAGAGCCTCGCGGAGCAACTCGGGGGTGACGCTACCGGCAGCGGCCGCGCCGGCAGCCGATACCGGCGCGACGTCGTACCCGCCGACGCCATAGACCCCGCCGCCCGCGAGGTCCACGGTCCCGCCGCTTACCCCGTTCGCGATAGTGTCCGAAACGCCGGTCAAGGTGCCCTCCAGTTGCGGCAGCCCGTCCTCAATGCCGGCACCGAGCCCGTCCATAATCCAGCCGCCGGCCGGCACCAGGAGCGCCAAGTCGTAAGCTTTCGGGCCCTTGTGGTCCGCAATCCATTGACCGATTCCGCCGACGAAGTTCTGCACCTCGCGGAACCCGTTTTGCAGACCGTCGAGGAAGCCCTGGATGATCTGCCCGCCCGCGTTGAGCAGGAGCCCGCCGAGGTTGCCCAGCGCGCCGAGGATCTGCCCCGGCAGCCCGGCGACCCAGCCGACCAGGCCGAGGAAGCCGTTCACCGCAGCGTCACGCGCGCCGGCGACCCACGCGCCGAATTGAGCGCCGAGGTTGCCCAGCCAGGCAAGGCCGGCCATAATCATTCCCGGAATACCGGAAATCCACGCGACCAGCCCGGACCACACGCCCACGGCAAACGAGACAATGCCGTTCCAAATCCCGGCGAGCCAGCCGGCCAGCCCGGACAGGACGCCCATAAACCAGGACGTGAAGCCGTTCCAAATCTCCATAAGCCAGTTACCGAGCCCGCCGAACACGACGCCAAGCCAGTTCATGAGCGCGCCCCAGGTAGCCGACACCCACGCCGCCACCGCGTCCCAGTTCATAGCGAGCATGACCAGCGCCGCAATCAGCGCGATAATGCCGACAATGATCCAGGTAACAGGGTTGGCGAGGAGCGCGGCCGTAGTCGCCCAGATGGACACCGCCCAGGCAGCGAAAGCCACGACCAGGGCCCCGCCGACGACGGCAGCGACGACGCCGAGCACCCACGTGTTGTCGCCGAGCCATACCCCAAAATCGTTGAGGGTAGGCATCATGGTGGTGAGGGTATCGGCGAGCCCGGAGAACACGGCGGAGCCGAGAGGCTCCAGCGCCGCGGCCGCGTTGTTTTGGACCAGCTGCCACTTCTCCGCGAAGTCCATTGTTTCCGCGCCGACGTCCAGAATCTTGTCCCCGGACAGCGCCGCGCCGCCGGTCAAGTCGTCAAGCGCGACTTTCCCGGACTCCAGCGCGCCCACGAATTGGGACGCGCCTTTTGTGCCGAACACCTTAGCCGCGAGGTTCAGCGCGCCGGCCTTGTCGCCCTTGTCTACAAAGCCTTGAATTTCACCGGTTACGCGCTTGAACGCAGCCTCCGGCTCCTCGCCGTCTTTCGCAAGCGCAATCATGCCCTTGCCCATGGAGCTCATCATGGCCGAGCTATTCAGGCCCGCCTTGTCCAAGGTGCCGGCAAGCGCGGCCGTCTCCTCGAAGGAGAACCCGAGGGTCTGCATAGCCGGCGCGTTTTTCTGCACCGCGGCCGCCAGCTCGTTCATGCCGACGCCCGTGGACTGAGACACCTGGAACAGCGTATCCATGGCCCCGGCCACGCCGTCGCCCTCAATCTTGAAGGCCGAGAACGCCGCCGAGGTCCCGGCAATGTCCACCTCTTGACCGAGCACGCGCCCGGCCTCCAGGTATTGGCTCGTGACCTTCTCCAGCGTCGGACCCGTCAGGCCCATCCTCTTGGTCACGTCCGCGACCGTGGACCCGACGTCCTCGAAGGCCGCCGGGATCTTCTTCCCGACGTTGACCGCGGAATCCGTCAGCGAGTCGAGAGCTTCCCCGCTCTTGCCCGTCCCGGCCCGGATAGTGTCGCCAATGTCATCGAAAATCCCGCCAATGTCGTACAGGCCCTTGAGCCCGGCACCGATACCGGCCGCCAGGCCAAGGGCAGCGATTCCGGACTGCATGGAGCCGCCAAACTTCTTACCCGACGCCTTGCCCGCAGCGTCGCCCGCAGCTTCCGCGCCCGGCACCAGCTCCTTGGTTATGGTCCCTTGCGACCCCTGCATCGAGGGAACAAGCGACACATAGGCAGTTGCCAGTTCTACCGCGTCAGCCGACATGGCTTACCGCCCTTCTTGGTTGTTCCACCAGTCGTCAAAGTCCTTGACCGGAATCGGCGCGGATCCGTACTTCTTATCCCCGTTGTCAACGCCCGGCCGCTTGATCCGTTTAGGTTTAGCCGCCGACTTCTTGCCCTGCCGCTGCCAGTTCGAGATGGCCAGCAGATCCGCGATAACGGCCAGCAGATCCGCCGCGACCTGCCCGGACGCCCACGCCGCCAGCTCCGGCTTGAGCGCCCGCGCGAGCGCCGAGGACGGCCCGACGTTCCGGACAATCACGAGGAGGTCCCGCCACGACAAGGCCGGCGTCCCCAAATCATCGAGACGCCGGCCCATGCTCAGCAGATCAAATTCAACGGCCTCGCCGTGCTCCTCTAGGAGTCCGGCAAGGCCGCAGATTCCCCCACGGTTACTCCGGACGCCTCCTGCCAAGCGACCAGGAGCGCGCCGAGCTGATCAGTGTCGAGCAGATCCGAGACGCCCGGCGAATACTTTTCCAGGAGCGCGAGCTGCAGGGTACCGATTTTTTCCAAATCGGCAGTATCCGGCTTGCGGTCCGCCTTTTGCGCCGCAGCAATTGGGCCGGCAGCCTCCGCCAGCTTGGAGCGCAGCCCGATAGGTAGGAACTTGAGCAGCGGAAGCGACCGCTTCCCCTTCTCGCCCGGAACCTTGAATTTAAACTGGTTTTGCTCGATCGACGCTTTAGACGCCGGCACCTCAAAAGTCATAGCGGGGATCCTTTCAAAAATGAACTCGGGGGTCGTTTGGGTTGAGAGGTGGCCGGCCGGACCCCCGCAGATCAGCCGGCCACCGGTTCAGGAGTTACGCGCCGCGAGTGTACGGCAGGGACGAGGAGACGCCCGAGCCGTTCGTGACCGTAATGGCAGCCGAGCCAGCAGTGCCGGCCGGCAGGGAAGCAACGATGGTGGAATCGTTGACGACCGTAAACGCCGCAGCGTTGGCAGCGCCGAACTTGACCGCAGTAGCACCGGTAAAGCGCGAGCCGAGGATGGTGACCTGAGCGCCGGCGACAGCGCCGGACGGAGAAGCCGACACCGGAGCCGGCACGCCGGCGGTAAGCACGGTGCCGTCGTCGAGGTACACGTACACGTGGACCCCGTTCGCGTCAGGGTAAGTCGTCAGCGTAACCGGCCAGGTGAGCGCGCCCGTCTTGATGAAAGCGACCTCGCCCGTCTCAGTGACCTGACCGTCCGGAACCACGATGAGAACGCGAGCGTTCCCGTCCTTGATCTTGTAGACCCAGGACTTGCGCGGGAGCTCCGCGTTCGCGATTTTCGCCGCAATCCGTTTGCCGTTGGTGGCATCGGCGGCCGTAACCGTCACGTTGTTGTCGCCGAGGTAGTTACGGAGGCTCGTCTCGTTGGTTTCGAGGTGAGCCCAAGCCAGCGTCACGCCGAACTCGGTGAGGATCCGCCGAATTTCCGAACCGGACCAGTCCCGGATGGACTCGTCCGACCGTTCCGGCGTCAGCGTCAGGCCCTCGTCGGAAATGTAGCCGGAGTCCACGAAAGCAGCGTCGAGAGAAGCCCCCACGACAGTCGGAAGCGCGGTCCCCTTTGGTGCCGAGAGGATAGGCCCGGTAGTCAGCTGGTCCGGCGCGCCGGTAAGAACACTTGAAGAATTAACGCTCATTGTGTGTTGCCCCTTTCAGGCATGGAATGGAAAACGTCACTGCACGACGACGCCGCGCAGCGCCACCCCGAAGGATCCGGAGTATCTCGCCCGGCCCGTGATGGGATCCGGATCGTTGTAGCCGCTAATCGGCCGCACCTCAGAGCACGGCACCCCGGCCAGGAACCCGACCCGCTCAGCGAGCAGCAGGTGAGCCGCCGCCCGCCGGAAGATCACGGACGCCCGCAGCTCGTCCTCCCGCGAGGTTGCCCACGCCGTCAAAGTGATCTGGTGGACGTCCACGGCCAGCGACCGCGCCGCCAGCCCGGTAAGCCGGACCACGACCGCCTCCGGCCCCGGCTCATACCCCGGCGACGACGACGACAACGCGCCGACGACCTCGACGCCCGCGAGCACCGGATCCGAGAGCGCGACCGCGGAGAGGTAGGCAATAGCGGCCGTCTCGCCGTCCGCCGGCTCGATCAGTTCAGCCACGGCCGGCCCCAATCGAGCGAGTCAGCGTCTTGTCCGCCGCTTCCGCCGTTTTGGCCTCATCCGTCTCAGTCATGACGACAACGCGGGCCCTGTTGGAGCCCACGGACGCCCGCGACCCGACGCCCGGCCCGGCTGCCGCTGCAATGGCCTCACCGCGCCGCGCCAGATCCGCCACGACAGCTTGCGACCGCATAAGCGAGCGGAAGCCGGCCGAGTGGAACACGATGCGCGTAACTTTCGAGCCCATGCCGTCACTTCCAATCAATGAGGAGGAGGACCACATGGTCCAGAGCGCCGGTAGCGGACGGCTGCCGCAGCGGCTCGCCGTCCACCGCGTAGAGCTTGCCCAGGTACTCGACGCCCGAGGACGCCGACGCCGCCACGGACGGCGGAGCCAGGACCGTATAGCGGATAGTCGTGGTACTCCGGCCGGCCGCGACCAGCTCCGGAGACGCCCCAGGCTGCACAGAGCAGCCGGTGACGACCGAACGCGCCGCGCCGGTCCCGTAGTCCGGCTTACGCACGTTGCGCGCGTCAGTCGTCCACGTAGGCTCGACAACGGTTATTGAATCGTTCGCAAAAGACGGCAGCACGGCCGGCCCCCTAAATCTTGTACGGAGCGAGGAGCTCCAGGTCCCGCTGGAGCAGCGAGAGCCCGCCGGAGACGCCCGGAGCCGTCGTGGCCCAGGAGATAGAGACAGTGCCGGCTTGTTCCCGAGTCGCGCCCATGGGAGACGCGAGCGCCATGGCCACGGCTTGCTTGATGATTTGGGAAATTTCCGGCACGTCGGCAAGGTCCCAGCCATGCCGTACCCGCACAGTCGCCCGCCCGAACCTTGAGGTCCACGCCCCGGATTGCAGTTCGAGCATGCCGGACTTGCTCACGTCCACCGCGGAGCTATCCACAGTTTCCCCAGCGTTGTCCACAGAGAGCACGGAAAGTAGCCGGCCCGTTGGCAGGATCAGCAGCCGGCCGCCCGGACCGTCGCCGGTCAGAGTCTCCTCGAGCACCGGCGCGATATGCCAGCCGGCCCACCGCCGGAGCCCGGCGGAAGCGCCTAGGAGCAGCGGCTCCACGCGCGGATCTTCCGCGGCAATTTTGCCGCCCGTCCACGCGGAGAACTCCGCCGCAGTAACAAACGGAGGAAGGCGGAACGCCTCAGCCTCCGGTTCAATAATGGTGGTCGTCACCGTCCCGCCTCCCCTAGTTGGTTACTTGTTCGCCGCGGCCGCGCGCGCCTTGTTCGCCGGAGCAGCGGCCGCCTTTTCGGCAGCGGCAGCGTCGGCGGCCGCCTTTTCGGCAGCGGCAGCGTCGGCCGCGGCAGAGTCCGGAGTACTCGCCGCCGGCGCGGCCGGCTCGCCCTTGTAAAGATCCTTGGAGCCGAGCCCGCGAGTTTTCGCGTCCGCCTCGTCGAGCTGCAGGACCGTTTCGTAACCGTTGACAGTTGCCCGGTACAGATTGAGAGCCACGGTGGCCCCCCTTTCGAGTAGTCGTGAAGGAACGCGGGG